GGAGGTATTCCCGAATGAATTCTGTGTAACCGTAGATCGGGGTAAAGGTCAGGAGCAGTTTTGCGTTTCGAGTCGCAAGTCTAAATCGAAGGGTGTCTACCAGACTGCTCCCTAATAAATATTCATCGCACCATGCGCCAATGTTGGTGAAGTTGTCCTCAAAGCTTCCAAGCTCCGACCCCTCGAGGATGCTGGAATCGGCAGACCATTGGGAGTAGTGCCGAAAGACAATCTGCGAATCGTTTAAAATGAGTGACTGCCCTGAAAATCCTGTCTGGCGTTTGTAGGAAACGTAGTGCCCCTTGGATCGACTCGTTTTGCGCAGCTCTGGAGGCAACCACTCGTAGACAGTCTTCTGAATTTGCCGCACTGAGATCTCAGCATTCTGCGAAAACGCAAAGATGAGACTGCCGGGATTCTCTAGTGCTGCCTTGATTATGCAGCGAGCCCCGTAGACTGTCTTGCCTGACCTGTTCCCCCCCAGGACGATTAACTCGTTGCTGGCGCCCTCGCCAGACATCAGACCGTCTGCCCGGTCCCAGTGCTCCATTGAGAACCCGCAATTCAAAGGGTCGTCCTGGGCATTACGGATCGCAGCATGGTACTGCTGGTGGAGGGCAAGCACCTTCTCAGGGTCCATCTTGACCAACTGCCCCGCAGTCGGAGGTTTCAAGACCGGGTGCTCTTGCCATTTAAGCATCACTACATTCCGCACATTCCGTCACACTCTCCTAAAAACGTCATCTGACCGAAATCCTCGTCAGTCCTCAAATCAACCTCTGCCAAGGGTTTGAGAGATTGATGAACGTATAGTTCTGCCTCTGTTTCCTGATGCCCAGATCTAATCATCTCATCCACCCGGATCGCTTCTTTCCACCCTTCCGGGTCGTTGTCCCGAATGTGCCTCCACTCGGTGTTGGAATGATATGGGCAATAGACGCAGGCACTTCTCGGAGGTTCCGGGTAACCATTGCGGGTCATCCACAACTTGCAGTCGTGTCTGGTCATACGCATCTCGACCAAGGGGTAGGTAAACGCAGACCAGTATCTCGGACTCTCCTTCATCCTCTGGATCTCATCTAACGAGATGCCCTGTATCGAATTGACCATGACCCCTTTTGGAACTCTCCGACCTGGAGCAACCCCAAGAATCTCCCGGGTTTTCACTTCAATCGGTTTGATCTTGAATTCGTGGGTGCAGGTTCGACGCAGCATTCCTTCCCTCTCGGACACCTGCACCAAATCCCCGTCCATCTCCTTGTAGTCCCCCATCTTTGCGTAAAACGGGGCATTTGCCGTCCTCGATCCTGTTGCCGCACTTGCCTCCAGACTCTTCGTCAGTCCGTCTTTTTCCTTCACCCGGTGAACAGGGAACGATAATTGCTTTTCCAACCAGGATAACCACTCGTAAACGCCCTGCGGTTCCGCGCCCGTATCTGCAAAGATTGCGTGATCTGCTTTAGGTGCTTCTCCCTTTTCAGACATAAGCGCAAGTGCTGACGACTGCACGCCCGCGCCCAAACTGAGAATGGTATGGGTGTATGCAGACACTATTCAATCAGGAACCGCACCTCGGCAGGCGAGGAGGTGAGCAGTTCCTGGGGATCACGCAATTGATCCTGGGGGATGCTGTGATTGAGGATCGTGGTGGGGTAGAGGACAGGCTTGGTCGCGAACAAATCCTTCCCCGGGATCCACCCCCGGAAGGTGAAGGTTGGCAGACTCCCGGTCATCAGGACGTAGATTTGGCAGGGTTTGTAAGCCTTAAACCAAGGGACGAGAAGATTGCTGTGGTCCCACCCAAAGGTTTTCACGTCTACCGTAACGCCCCCAATACGGGTGTCCTCTATGTTGTGGTTGTCCGACAGATCGACTGTGCACCCAAAGTCCCCGTCAACTTGCTCGGTGATTCGCACAAAGGCGACCTCGCCGGCAAAACCGCTTATATGGATATCCTCATTTGACCGTTTGCTGACTTTCTTGTTTTCGGACTGCCTGCGGATGTTGACCTCGTTGCGCCTAGTGCCCGCCTCCTGCGCAAGAGCGACGTCCTTTCCGTCCAGGGTAATCTGGTAGTTCATTTCCTAGAACGAATAGAGCACAATAAACCCTGCTCCGTTGCACTGCACCCCCAACACATTGAAGTCAATCCACTCTACTGCATCCTTCACGGACATTCCCTGCCCCTCAAAAATGCTGATCATCTTGTCGTAGTCATAGACGACCTTCCCGCAATCCGACCGACCGACTGCAGCGTCATCCAGTCCGTCCAGAATCAGCGCCTCCGGGTCCAGCAACTCCCTGACGCTTTCTATCTTGTTGTCTTCGACGACTTCCATCATTTCAAAAGCACCAGAACCGTGTGATCCCCCGTTTTCTCCCCAAACCTCCAGTGAACTGCCTCAACCTCGCCCCTGAATCCTTTTGTCTTGCTGCGTTCGTCACCCTCGCCGGGTTCCTCCCACCAAACCTCAACCTGCTCACCGATCACGGGTTCTCTGCTTACGGTGTAAACCTCCCTCTGCTGCTTCCTGTCCGGGGATGCAAATTTGATTGTCATTCTTGCGATTCTCGTTCGATTTCCTGTGCGATTTTCTCCATTGGATCTTCTGGCGGAATGCGCCGGCGCTTCTCCGCTTCCCGTGCCGCATGGTTGACCATCTCCCTGAACCCCATCTTCCGCTCCCCCTTGCTCTCGAGGAACTTGTCGCAGGCCCGCTTGATCTCGTCGGTGACTATGCTCCTAACTGCCATTAGTTCCTCCCCCGCATCACGTCCTGCTCGATTGCCCTGAACTCATGCCGCTCGAATTCCTCATAGGCCCGGTAGAAAAGCCACTTGAGCCTCTCCTCCCGGTCCGGTTCTTCCCGCATCATCTCCTCGTCAACGATTTGCGCCATTCCGTGGTCACCACGTCGGATCTCGATGACCAGGGCATCCTCTGGAAGTTCCTGGTTCCTCATCTCATCCTGCTTTCCCGGGCGGCATCATACGCAATATCACTAGCGTAATCGCACGCATCGCAATCTCCCCACTTGCTGCCGTGGGGGCATTTTTCCTCTCCCACATCCGCCTCTTCCACTTCCTCCACCACAACCTCCTCCGGGGGATCCGGTTCCACGGGGAACGGTAGCGACCATTCGTGCTTACACTCCCCGCACTTGAGCACCTGCCCGTCCTTGCCGTCCCGCAAATAGTCGGCATCACCGTCGCACTCAGGGCACCCAGGAAGTTCCGGTTCCTCCGGGGGGTCGTTCCAGTAATCATTCATACGTCAATTACCTCTTTCTTCGCCTCCTCAATTGCCGCCCGCGCATCCTCCAAGGTCACCTTGTGCTCGTGGGTAACCACTGTCCCTTCCCCGTGAATTGCCCTCTGTTTGTCCGTCGCTATCCCATACCCCATAGCCAAATCCTTCACCGTCGTCTTCGCCCGCACCTCGTCGTCCTCGAGAACGTCCTCCAACTTCTTTTCCAAGGCAGTTGCCGCTTTCAATTGCAACCGGGTAGCCTGAACCGCACGACTGTGCTTCGTCGCCAGGATCACCTCCGCATGATCTTTCTTCAACCGGGCCAGGGGATTAGTGTTCGTCCCCGTCTGCTCCATGATCGTCCGGTCGGGAATCCCACGGCAAAGCAGGGCAATCACCCGGCAAGCCTTCTCAGGATCCGCCAGTTCCATCTTCCCCGCCCTCCCCACACGGGAGTTCTGGCCAATAAACTGCACCGAATCCGCAATCTCCCTAGCAAGGGTCGCTTCGTCCTCTGCTGTATTTGTCGAAAGTTCCATCTGTTTCCTCTCGCAAAGAACAGGGCAGGGGAAATGCGAACCCTGCCCTGCTCCTCGCGGAGATGCGCAAGTGCCTTAAACTTGCGACTCGCCTATCCCTGTAGAAAAGTGTCATGGGGTCGCAAGTTCAACACTCGCTCCCTTTTATCCCACTACCCCAAACACAGCAAGTCCAAACTTGGTTTCAATAAGGATCACTTTTAACGTGCTATCGCACACGATTGCCCCGTATTCTGCGCAGATGGCAGATAAACCACTAACAACCCCACTAGTAGAACACGAACCCCTCTTCATCAGAAAGGAGGAACTCGCAAGGCGCCTGGGGGTCAGTGCCCGCACCATCGACAACTGGATCTCGAAGCGGATGATCCCGGTGATCGCGACCAGTCAACGCTTGCACCTGTTCGATGTGGAGGAAGTCCGTGCCGCCCTGGTGGATAATTTTAAGATCGAATCCCGCTAAACCATGAAGGATCAAGCCAATATGCCTCAAAGGGAACTGCTTCTCGGACTACACGCGACCCGCAAGTTTCTCTTCCCAGGACCGGAAGCTCCCTCTGAGCGAACCTGGGCAGACTGGAAGGCACGAGGATATTTCTCCGTCGTGAAAATAGGCAGACGGGTGTTCTGCGACCCCAGTGTCGTCCGCTCAGAACTCATAGAAAAATTCAAAGTTCCCGCTTCGTCCCGCAAACCAAGGTCAGTCCTTCCCTAGCTTTTCCCGCAGAAGCCCTATCTCCCGCTCCAACGTATCCAGGACCCCAAGTTGCGCAGCACGGTCCTCATACCCCTCGTCGTCCAATAGGTCTTCAACCTCCCCCACAACCTCACGCCAGGTCACTAGCCTCTCAACCCAACAATTGTCGTCCAACTGCTCTATCGATATCCTCAAGCCCTCCCCTTCCGCCAGGACTCGCATCCTAGGCGCCTTGTCGAAAATCACCACGCTCATCTCGTCCGCTCCCTCCAAGAGATGCATGGAGGCATTTACCACTCCCTCCAATTGTCTCAGCAGGCGAAGCAGGTTCTCGTGGGGCCTCCCTCTCCGCTGCACTCCCATCGTCCATTCGTTGCTCATGTCCACACTTCGCCACTTTCTCAGATTTTTTCAAGGGGAAGCGGACCGGTTCGGGTGCTGTTAGGTTAGGGTCTCTTGACCTCCCCCCCCCCTGTAGTAGTCTATAACTTCACACAATGTATATAATGCAGACTCCAAGTCGGAAGTCGTTGCTGCTTAGGTAGTTGATGTGGATTTGGGGCATATGCTGCCACTGATACTCAATGAGTTATGACGTGGAAATTACAGTCCGTGCCGGCAGGGGCCAGGGACCATACCATATGTAGAGCGAACCGGAGCCCAAACGACCGGACCCAGGGCGAACCGGGCGCCGGGTGACCAGTTGTTAGCGAAAGGGGGAAACCACTGAACCGTTCCCCTGGTGCTTCTCTCTCTAGATCTGGTTAGGGACCGGGAAACGTCCTGCCTGTGGTCGCACTGGATTGGGTGGGGGAGACCCTCCTTTGCAACTGGGAGGGCTTAGGAGGCATCCTGGGGGCAAAGACGTGTCGATTTGTGTGGAGATGATCGACGTGAAGGGGGGGACGTGTCGAAGGAGTGGGCAGCTTGTCCTGCTTTGGACTGGCGTGGTTTGATAAAGTCAGGTCAGATTAAGCTTTCAGTCTTGACGGGAGTCGTTATAATCTTGGGGAGAGAGGGGGACTTACCGTTCGCTTCGCTCACTAGCAGCGCATCACTGGCGTGCTGCTCGCTGTACTCAGTATTGATTGGATGAATTATGAAGACATGGATAGTTGATTGGGGTGAAGGGACTCGCAACGGGTCACGGTATGCGTTGTTTCAGTGCCCTGGGGACAAGGACGACGCCCTGATGGAGTTGGATCACATAGCGAATGTGGACGGGGTAGATCTACGTCCACTGGTGATCCCGGATGAACCTTTCGAGAATCGTTACCTGGAGATAGGCGAGATTGAGCCTTGGTTCGGGTTGAAGGTTGGCGACCTGTTTAAGAGGGAGAGGGACAGGTCGTGGTTAAATAGCGGGGATGAAGAAGATATTCGTGTGGGGATTGTTGGTGATCGGCACCGGGATAGTGTTGTCGATGACGAGTTGTGCGGGTCTGAAGATCAGCGTGGAGACTGAGTTGGATGCGAACGCAGGCAGCTTGCTGAACCTGTTTGAGTGATATGGCTAAGAAACCACTGAAGAGCAAGACGATCTGGTTGGGGTTACTGACCAGTGTGATCTCAGTTGCTGCGGCGAAGTTCCCGGAGGCACGTGAGTTCCTGGACGCGCACTGGAACGTGGTGGGAGCACTCCTTGGGGGCGTGATCATCGTGCTGCGCGGACTGACTGGCAAACCTCTCACCCTGAGTGGCAACGAGTGAAGTAGTTGAGGTCAGGCCCTACACGCCGGCGACCCGGCGACGTGCGAGGTTGATGGTGACCCTCCAGCAACTGGAAGAACTGCGTCGAGGACTGGAAGGGGACGACCTTGAGCGGGTGGACCTAATTGAGTCCCTGGTTCGCGACGGTCTAATCTAGCTAGGGACAGGATATAGTAACCTCATTTGTGGACCCCTCACTACTTGAGCTTATCGAAAACGGCGGATTGATTGCAGTGCTATGTATTGCGATCCACATATTGAACAAGCGCAATGACTTGCTGACTGCCAAGGTCGAGAGCAGATACGACGCAGAGCTGACCGACGTTCGTCGCCGGCAGGAGGAGTGCGAGCTGGACAGGAAGAACCTGCATTCTCAGATAGCAGCAATCTTGAAAGACGATGAGTGACGAAGACCATCTCGAGGAATACACGGAGTTCTTGGAAGGGTTGCGCCTGCGCTATTTCTCTCCAAGGGAGGTCACGAACTACGCCAGGAGCAAGCGGGGGGACGTCACGAACAGTCTTCCGCCCAAAGACCTCTGGGACAATCTTCCTCCGACACTCTGGATTCTCGATCAACTACGGGACTACATAAAAAAACCCGTGCGCCTGACCTCTTTGTTCCGCAATGAAAGGTATAATCGTGAATGCGGCGGCAGTCGCAACTCATTTCACAAGCAGAACATGGCAGTGGACTTCCAGGTGGATGGCATGAGTCCGCACGGGGTGTTCAACCAGTTGATCCGAATGCGCAAGGCAGGGTGCTTCACTGGCGGATGTGGTGCCTACTCGACGTTTTGTCATGTGGACACTCGTGGGAGCAATGCGACGTGGTAGCGTAGAATAATAGAATAGAATTATGGCACTAGGAATCTTCTCTGGCATCGGTTCGGACAATGCGCAGGACAAACTCACGCCCATGCTGCTGGACGACACGGATGTTCCTGCCGCCACGATGGCATTCGGGCTACGCAGGCTCCGCGCTGCATACACAGGGCACTGCCTGATCGTTCGACGAACGAGTGACGACGAGACAGTCTACGTCGCATTCGATGCCCAGGACAGGATCAGTGGAAACAGTGTGATCGTGGTGAAGACCGGGTCATATTCCGGAACACTGACCCTCGGTGACTTTACCAAGAGCACAGATGCCATGATCACAACGTGGTATGACCAGT